CAAAAGCAAAATGAAATATCTCGCCATCTTCGCTCTTATTGCTGCCGCATCAGCTACCACCATCGAGCAAAAGTCTGCCCACAAATACACCTATGAGGACATCAGGGAATAAGAACTCAAGTGCAAGGCTGACAGAAATAGAGAATGGAAATATGATGCTGCCACCAACACATGGACCTGCCCACTCCAGAGATACGACTGAGGATCCTTAATGTCAGTTTAAAACTGATTTACCTGGTTGCTCACGGTCATGATACACTTTATAAATAAGCCTTGTGACCAGCATGGATACACTGGATGAGAGCTGACGCGCACACTCTATGGCATACTACCTGAATAGTTACACCCTGTTCACAAGGAGATGACTGTACAAGTACTGGATGCCTCCCAACTCGTTCTCAAGCGGTTTATCCCTCTGCAGCAATGTATTTAAGATTAATAATATATTAGTTACTTAATTACTATAAGCTAACCCACCCATTCCGCTCATGACCCGAAGTACGTTGTAATTGGTAGCGTACACACGCACCTTCGCAGTGCTGGTACCTTGTACGGTCGCGTTCGACAAGACCAGCTGAAGAGTGGCATTGTCAATACGCGAGAAGTTGCAAGAACCCGATGGCTGATGTTCTTCAGGGCGAAGAGCAAACGAGTAAACGTTGATACCAGTGTCGGGATTGCGGGTATGGTGTTGGTAAGGCTGCACCAAGTCGAAGTAGGTACCTTCACGTTCCGAGAAACGATCTTGCCCGTTAAGCTGGAGCTTAGCGGTAACAACAGGGTTTTCACCCCAGCAGTGCATGTCAAGCGAGGTTTCAGCGAGAACGAAAGTACCGGCATCAGAGACGCCCGAGTTGACAAGAGGACCAGAGGATTGGGGACCAGGGTTAAGAGCACCACCATCACCAGTAGTACCGAGACCATTGTCAAAACCACCTTGGAAACCAGCGTTACCATTAGGATTTGTACCATTAGGAGGAAAGCCATGACCACCCGCGCCATTGTAGTTCCACCACGAAGCCGCAGTGACATCAACCGCTCCAGGGTCATTAAAGAGACCCGAGGCATCAATATAAGAACCAGTGGTGTCAGCAACAGATTGAGCACCGCCGAATGCATGGATAGCATTAGGGAGAGCATCAATCCCGTCGGTATAGTTGAAGGGCTGGGCACCAAGCGTCTTGTAAAGGATAGTATTGCAGTTGAGGGACGCGCAATAATCGACGTTAGAATCTGGCTGGACGACCCAGATCAATTCCTTGCAAGGGTGATTGAGATTCAACTTGATCTTGTTAGACGAGGAACCAACAGACTCATCACCAGTGAATTGCAGCTGCTCAATAAGGTACTCGTGGGGGTTCTGAGCCATACGGCGACGTTCATCAGTGTCAAGGAAGACGTAGTCAACATACAGAGAAGCAGCGACTAAAGACTGGTTGTAGGGAGTCACCGACTTAACTGAGACCTTGCTACCTTCAACACAATCCAATGTGTTCACAGCCCACAAGCATTCATCAATAGGACGAATATCCAAGTTAATCTTGACTTCGTGGTATTGAAGAGCGATCAGAGGGAGCGCAAGACCAGGGTTTCGGCAGTACCAGAATTGGAAGGGCACGTATAAGGTGGTTTCGGGGAGAGCGTTACGGGGTTCGCAAACCTGGACGGGGGCACCAGAAGCGCAAGGACCATCCACCGCGGCAAAAGAAGGGTCGCAGATGAAAGTAAGTTGAGTGGTGTTACCAACCATCTTGTAGTAACCACGCTGTTGTTCAGAAGAAAGAGTCAGTTGATTCCAGATGTGCATCCAGTCACCATATTGACGATCAATGCGCTGACCACCAATTTCAACTTCAACCTGCGAGATCATCTGCTCACCAGGGAAGTCAAGCCAGCGAGCCCAGACACCGGCATCAGCAGGCGCCTTCATGTTCTGGTTAATTTCAGGCAAAGTCACCTGTAAATAGGTACGGTAAGCCAAATCACCATTTCGACTAATAGTACAGGTCACACGGCGACCAAAGTCGGCTTGACCGTTAAATGTTTGTTCGATGGATTCCATCGCAAAATTAGTATGACGACGGTAAGTCACCTTCCAAAAAGTAATCTGAGGATTACCAGTGAGATAAACATCTTGAGCACCATAAGCTAC